TGCTTACGTGCAATATCCTTATCTGATTCACGACCACTGTTCCAGAGACTACGATTTAGTTCTCCAACAGGATCATCTTTACCTACTGTGGTCAAAGAATTCTCAATATACCAACCGCCAGGTCCTTGAAACGCATGGCTCCAAACCTGAACCCAAGGAAGTTCCATATTAGCATGTTGAGGAAGGAACCTAACAACGGCATAACCGTTACCTGCCTTATCAACTGCTGGTTTCCAGAGTCGTTCGTCAGTATTATTGCCCCTCTCGTTGAGTTTCTCAACTTTCTTCATTAATCTCTCTGTGAGAGACCCCGAGCGGGATTGTTTTTTTAAGTCAGCAAATGACATTTAGTATTCTCCGTATTTTTGTATTTGGAAGTATTGACCGTATTAATTATACTAGTATTAGTTGGGTTTGTCAATCCTCAGATTGGAAATCTGGCATTTGACCTTCTAATCTGTTTAATGTTTCGGACAAGTGATCAAAGAAAGCATCAACGTTTTGATTGGGTTTTAATCCCAGAAATTCCGCAGACTTTAAAGCCTGTGCTCGCATCTCCTTTGCATCAGGATCATCCTTCTCAAGAGACAACCTAAACATAAAGTTCTTCTGTTTCTCGACAAGTTTTCTCATCGTGTTAAGATGATGTTTGGTAAAAGGCGAATAAGGATTAAATCCCTGTTTTGCCATAATATCCATCAAATCCTCTTGAAGCTCTTGTATCTCGGCCATTGCGGCTCTGACTACTGGAGATTTAAAGAAATCACTCATGGTTAAAAATTAGCTTTCAACACTACTATTTATGTATTTTTCGACCCACATAGGTAGATATACCAAGGTAAGTGCGGCATTCCAGAACGTAATAAAAAAGAATAAATGAAGTAGTCTGTTAGGTGAAAATATCAAACCTAACACAACAACAATCACCCACAAATAATCCAAAACTCCATGAAAGGCCTGCCACCCATCACCAAACTTATCTATCAGTTTATCTCTCTGACGAGCAAAGAATGGTGATACGTGCCTCATGATAACGAACCCCTCATTGAGGAACATTATTGTAAAACCTATCCAGAATATCATAAAGGTAATTTAGATCTTGATGTTCTCTTAAGATAGTTTAGTTCAGTTGCTTGAGCTTTTAACTTCTCCTTAAGAGGTTTGGTAATTAACTTACCTACTGACTCAAATTCTATATTCTTATCTTCACAATAACTAATTATTGCTTCAATATAATTTAGATTAGACTTCTGTACAAGTGTCTCGATGTCACTAGTAAATTTGTTCTGACAAAGAAACTTTTCTTTGAGCAGTTCGTTAACGTCTTTCTCCATACTCTCCGAGTTTACATGTGACAAATTCTTCGACATATTCTGTAAGAAGTTTAATATAGTCACGTTTGTTCGACTTTTCATAGACTTTCACCTTGCCATCATCGGCAACCATAAGGGTAACAATTTTTTTAACAGATATGCCTGTCATTTCAAAATACATACAAGCATAAGCGGTTTCTTGTACAAAGTACTGTTGAATCCACTTCTCTGGTTTTATCTTTTTTGAAGTCTTAAAATCTATAATGGCCAGTTCGCCATTGTATTCTGCAATACAATCAACCCTTCCAGCTATACCGAAATACTCACTATATAGTGGTTTTTCTAAAGCGTGAATATTATTTATATTGTCTAAAGAATCCTTTGCTGCAAGGAATAATGCTTTAGTTGTAGGCAGAACATCTAACTTATCAATATCCTCATTTAGAAGATATTTTTCTACCAAATCGTGGAATCTAGTTCCCCTATCAGTAGAGACTTTTGTTATCTGATTTGCGACTTCTTCACCGACCTTCTTACGCCAATTCATAAAGATTTGACGATTATAGAAACTCGTTATTGATGTAATAGATGGAGCTTTCTTCCCACTGGGAAGGGTATAATACCTGACTCCATCAATTTGATTAGCTTCTAACTCAAAGTCACCAAGTTTATTTAAATGAACAAACGTCATAAAGAAAGAGCGAGTTTAGTAACCAAATAGTTTCTTACTAAGCCAGATCGAACAATATCATCAAGACCAAATTCAACAACACCGAAATCATCTTCCATGATCTCAATGATACGTTTAAAGTCTAGGATTCCATTCTTCTCATTGGATTTAGTGAGATCTGTCTGTGTAGAATCACCACAAAATACGATTTTGCAGTTATCTCCTACTCTTGTTATTATACTATCTAATTCGTGAAAGTTCAAGTTTTGCATTTCATCAACTAACACAATGCAATTATCTAACGTTGTTCCACGGATAAATGAAGTACTCCAGAAGGATATAGTCTCCTGTGTTTTAAGATTCCCATAGAGCATTTCAAAGTCTGCATCTGTAGGCATCTCAAACATGTACTTTACCATATTCTTGTAAGGTATCTGATAAAGTGAGGACTTGTCTTCATGATCGCCAGGAAGAAAGCCAATTTCACGAGTAGAAACAAGACTCCTAACAATATAAATTTTTTCGTAAGGCGTAATTTCATTTAAAACGTCTTTAAGGGCTAGATATAGACTGATAAAAGTTTTACCAGTTCCAGCAGCTCCATAGGCAAAAAGATTCTTACCTTTGGCATAATAATCAAATAAAATCTTCTGATTGTCTGTTATAGGTTCTACATCAACCAACATACCATCGTTAATAGGTTTCTTGCGGCGCATCTGCTTCGCAGTCATACCCACTCCAATTGGATCAGAGTTACTTGATGCTCTTTTGCGTCTTGCCATTATCCGTTCCTAGTATTGATACCACGACCTGCAAGTCTTCCTTGAATACCAGCAGACTTCTCAGCTTTCTTCAAGACCTCAGACCAGCCAGGATTCTTATTGTGAAGTTTATCTCTCCACTCACCAACTTCTCCAACGCCTGGACATGTACTGGGGTCAGAAAAGTCACGAGTCCAATTGGGATTGTCTTCTTTCCATTGATCCCAATCATGAACACTCATAATAACTTCCTTTGTCTCACCAGTTTCCGTATTTTTTACAGGATAAGTAGCCATTAATCTTCCTCTTCAACGGTTATCCATTCCAAAGCTTCCGACACTATTGGGAATGTTTCGACAAAAACATCTCTACATGATTCTGCAATCTGCATATGTTCTTTCTGCGTTCCATGTGCAGAACGTAAGTTTATATAGTGTATCCAAGAACGACAAGATCCAGTCATATAGATCTTAGTCGGAGTACAAAGAGGAAGAACCATCCTTGCACACTCTTTGGCAACACCAATCTCTAACATTTGATGATACAAGTTTGTTGCTGAACTAAACAAAGTAACCATTTGTCTGTTTAGTTTATCTACCATATCAGGATCTAGATCGTCTGTCGAGTTTTGGCGATTCTTTAAATCCTGTCTTCTAAGTTCTGGTAGTTCAATCTCTTTTAACTCACTTGTACTAGCATACCTTTGTGAAAACTCTTGGAAGGTAAAAGATCTGTGTCGTAATATCTGTGCAGCAATAGCACGAGTAGTGTCTATCTCTAATGTCATAGAGGACTGTTCAAATACTGACCAATGATTGTGCTTAATGCAATACTTTAATAGTCCAGCAAACTTTTCATTGTCCTGATTAGACGGATTAGAAACTCTGGCAATATAAGCCATCAGTTTTTCCGCATCAGGGGTAACTGATACTAAAGATACGTTTTTCGTCATACAGTTAGTCGGTGTATCCGTCGTCGTCTTCGCCTGTGACATAATGTGGTTCTTTTAAATGATCAGTAATTCTATTGGTGTATGCATCTACATCAGAATATACTTCCGATTCTAACACATTTACCAGAGATTTCAAGTTTTTAACAACGGCTTTAAGTTTTTCCTTTTCCATTACTAGATATAGTAGTTGAAGTTTATTAACACCCTTTTGGCTGTATCGGTGGAAGTTACTCCACGATGCTTTTCATTTGAGTTAAATGTAAGCATACGGTTTTCAACACTGTCAAATTTCATACCATTTTCAAATTCCGTGTATCCATTATTGGTATTAATATAATAGATGGAAGTTATACAGTCGTCAACATCCGAATGAAACGCATGTTCAACAGGCTGAGGTGTTTTCATATTTAGATTAGCTTTACTCCTAACAAATGCTGTGGCATCGAATTTCTGAAATACAGGATCCAAAACCTCCCAACATCGGCTAATAGGTGCATAATCCAAATATAAACCATGAACAAACTGGAAATGACCATCCCCAGGCATCACAGCACCATCTATACAATTCCAAGGAATCTCCATACCCATAAAGACATCCTGAATATCTCTAAATTGATCAGGAGGAAGGAAATTATCAGTTATTTTATATTTCACCGTGTTCTTCTGCCTCTTTCAATAATCCAGATACCAACTTCTCAGTATCATCCATCGTTTTCACGGCAAATATTGAGGACTTCATATATTTCTTCAACTTCTTGTACTTTTTAAGTACCTTCCTATATTCTTCTTGATTGATATTAACATTACCCTGTTTAGGGGTTAGTGTTTCTTCCTGTACAGATTCTTCCTGTACAGGTTCTTGTTCTTCAGTCATTGAGTCACCTTCTTAACAGTAAGTTCGATGGAGTCATCGTCCATCTCCCATTCCTCATCAACTACATATCCATTCTCAGAGATAGTTTCGTAAATAACCTCTCTTGCATCCTGTTGTGATACACTAGACTTAAAGACCTCTTTTCCAGATTCATCTTCAATTGTACCATTGGGGTATATGTGAAATTTCTGCATTACTTTTCCTCCCCATCCTTTGGTTTCCTCTTTCTAGTCTTTCTCTCTGGTGGTGTAGGTTCCACCTTCTTTATCATGGAAGATTTCCATAACTTAGGATTGACTTGACCATCTGATTGTTTCCAAGCTACGACATTTTTATACTTGTCATAGTAATAATCAAACATCTCAACCGTACTATCACCTAAAGCAATATCGTAACAAGTTTTGTCCTCATTACGATATTCAACGAGATATGCAGTATAAGGAAGTTTTTTATCCTTTGCTAACTCTGGATCACAGTTTTCGTGAATTACGTTCAACTTCTATTCCCCCAAGTAATCTCTGGAAATGCTTCAGAAACCAATTCCCTATCAATCTTATACTGTGATGATAGTTGTTTATCCTTTACGAGAATAAGAATATCTGCCTCTTCTTTATGAAGAGTCTCAAGTAAATTAATAAACATACTTTCTCTCTTTATTTTGTTAAGTTGGTCATCACCACCTTTCACAAAACGATAAAACTGTCTTCCACCATTACGAATAGTAGTTCTCTGGGGCAACCCCTTCTGAGGATCAGCCTGTTGATCACCATCTACTGGTTGGTATGGAACAGGTCCTTCTGGAAGCATGGAAATGACACTCTCA